CCTGCGCCAGTAACGATTGTGCTAATCGGCTCACCTTCATTGCTCTTCTCTTCCCAGCCAGTCACGGCGGTTTCAAACTGATTATCAATCGAAGTACTGACTGAACGAACTCCAGCGTCAACAACAGAACCAATGGCGCTGTTTGCGAATGATGTGGCAAAGTCGCCCTTGCCAGTTATTTCAGACGTTACACCAGCGGAAACTGCTTTTACTCCGGCGTTAAAAACAGAGGTGGCGTCTGCTAAATCCAAGCCACTGTCCATCGCTAGGCTAATGACGCTTGGCTGGACGTAAGAGGCAACCTCAGTCACTCCGCCAGAAACCAATCCGCCAGTAAAGCCTCCAGCAAAACCGTCCTCAAAACTACCGCCCTTAATTTCTGCGATGGTTCCGTTGACCAAACCTTTGCTGATAGCGTCGCCTGCAACTACAGAAAATGTCTCGTTTAAACCAGACTCAATAAAGGTTGACGATACAGTGGAAGAGATAGAAGTTCCAACCCCAGCACTAATTGCAGAGCCAACGTAAGCCGTACCCATTGACAAAATCACATCTTCAAGGTCGCCTCCGCGTGCAGCGGTGATCACGCCCATCGTAACGTAGGGCGGGATGCCAACAGCCGCTCCAGCGATAGAAAGCAAAACTGGGAGTGGGTCGTCAATTACCTTTTGGACAACATTGCCAACTTTTTCAACGACATTACCAACAAATTCAACGGCGGATTCGACAACGTCACCAACGGCCTCAAAAATATTTTCAATAGGCTTAAATATATTTGATGCAACGCCAGAGACTGCATCTACTAACTTCTGAGGATCAATAAAATCAACAACATCAGTAGCAGCCTTGCCAACTGCTCCAATAACATCTTCAACAAGCTCAACTACCGCCGCCATGATTATTCCCTTTCAGGCCGTTTTGGCCCAAGTTTTACCGTTACACGGAACCCTTTATTGGTTCGCTCTGCGCGGTAACCCATGCCCTCCTGCGGGGGGCTGCGCGAAATTGCTTTGAAGATGTTGAAAATTGTTGGGTCTTCAAAATCGCTTACAAGAACGTCAAATCCCATCTTGTATGCGCCTTGAATGAAGGCGTATGAACTCTCCAAATAATTGCGGGCGGTGTCTGCATTCAATGCGCGGAAAATTCCCGTTCTGCCTTCACCGACATGAATGACAAAAATGGTGTTCCCGTTGCGCACGATGGATGCGCCGGGTATGTTCATCTCTTTCACTATGGCCGCATAAACGGTGGAAGCAGGATGTCGCGACTTGGTTTCTTGAGCCGCAATCATTAAGATTGCATCTACGCTCAACTCCTTCTTTTTGCTGTCGACTAGCATCACATCCCCTTAAAAATTGCGGCAGAGTAGATGTTGCCCATCCCTGCCGCCAGACTCATTATCAAACCATCAGGCGGAGTTGTCGACTCCGAAAGGAATACCGAATCTTTTTCTGTTCGGTTCTCAATCGCAGGGACAAACCCGGCTTTGATGTCTTGTAGTAACAGTAGCGTTTCAAGCAGTCCACTGCTACCCATCGTATGCCCAATTTTTTGCTTATACGAGGTTGCAATGAAATCTTGTAGCGTTTGGGTCAAGGCGTTCTTTTCAGCCTTGTTGTTGGACGCAGTTCCAGTTCCGTGGGTTTTGACTATTTTAATCTCATCTGGGGAAATATTGCCATAGCGCATTGCGCCAGCCATAGCCTTAATGAAGCCCTCCCCATCCTCGCACTGTCCAATTGCGTTTGTAGAGCGTTCTGAGGCGTTGTATGCCCCCATCAGACGGGCATGGGGGTTGAGTTGTTGCTGATTAACTGCGGCGTGGGACTCGAACACCGCCAAAGCCGCGCCTTGCCCAATCCGAAACCCAAAATTTGTTGAATCAAACGCAGATGGCTTTATGCCCCGCTCTTCTTGCTTTTCCGTCAGTACCGCCTTGGAATCCCCAAAAAACTCCAGAACCGCGTTGGAGACGCCGTCCTCTACGGTCAACACAATCACTCGGTCAAAGCCGTAAAACTGGATGAGGTTTTGCACATCCATCATCACTTTGAGGCTTGAAGCGCAGGCGCTGGCATCGGTGGTGACCATATCCATATCACCAAAGGATTGGGCGATACGACCCGCATAGACCTGCGTCAACGTGAACGGCAGGAACTTGTAGGTATACGTCAGGCGGGAGTTGTACTCCCTCTGACCGATGCCAGCAAAATGTGCGTTGCCACCAGCAAGAATGAATGCGGTTTTTCCCACGGGATTCTCTCGCAGGTAGGCAACCAACTCGGGGTCAAGAACTTTTTCCGCCAACTTGTGGGGGACGTAGACCAGCCCAGATTTGGTTCGGTTGTAAGTGTCTGGGAACCAATGCACCTTTTGAGGGTAGATGATGTCGTCAAGCAACTCAGCTTTTTCAGTGTAAGCCGTGCGGTAGTGCGTGAGGTAAATCATTTGCACACCTCCTTGACTTCTTCCATAGAGGCTGGCTCTTTAGTTTTATGAGCCATCACAAGGTCGTGGAGTTCCTGAACTGACGCGGGTGACCACTCCTTGCTCTCTGCGTCAGGAATGCCATAGAGGTCATCAAAGTACATCAGCATGACCAAGCCGTCTAGGCTGTCCAATCCAATGTCTACAAAGAGGTCTTCCATTGATTCTGCAATGGATGCCTTGGTGTGGGCGGGACGAGCCACCTTTGCCACATAGTTAAAAATTTCAATGAAGTTCATGTTGCCGTTTCCTCAGTAGATTGATTGACTGCTCCGACCAGTGCTTGCGCCCAGTCCTGCCAGTTCTCATATATGTAGGGGCCGGGGATGCCCTCGTTCACAAAGATGTCGATGGCTTTTAATCCAGCCGCCCACTCTTTCCACCCCTCTTCGGGAGTTTTCATTGATAGCTGTTGCGCCGCATACGCCTCGCACATCAGGCTCGACCACGAGTCCCATGTGTGATGCCGAGGGTCGTATACGAGCGCAAGCGCCATGTTAGCTTCCGTATGGTCTGGAGTCGCCCAAAGTAACCGTGAGCAAAACCTTACCCATTTGGTAATCACCACCCTGTACGTTGCTCTTAAAAATTAACCGTATTTCTCGCCTTTGCTGGCGCATATCAATCTTGCCTGTGTCCGGGTCAAACACATAAGGGTCAGACGTGACATCAGCCGACTGAGCGTAAGGTCGACCCGTGACTTGGAACGTCATCTCTTCTTGCTGGATAAAGTCAGGCTCCACCCGCTCCAAGTTCAACCAGAAGTTGTCGCCCACGGGAGAAGTCTGAGCAGGCCCACCAGCCACAAAACCCAAATCGCTTGTTTGGAAAAAACTCTCAATGGCGTTGGCCTCTTCGTTGATGACCTCATCCGTTCCAATTTCGTGCTGCCACAAAATAACTTGACCAGCAACAGTCTCAAAGTTTGCGGTCTCAATCAATGTTGCCGTTGAGTTTGCAGACAAGGTCAAACTCAAACCAGCAAACGACATGGCTCCTGATACAGCCCCGCTGTTAGCCACGGACAGCGTGATAGTCGTCCCCGCAATGATGGTCACAACAGCGCCCACACCAACGCCAGTTCCAACAACGGATTGGTTCAGCACAACCCCAGTTGCGCTGCTGACCACAATTGTGAATGCAGCAGAACTTCCAGTTGCTGTGGGTGATGCCGAATTAGGCGTAATCAAAGACACCAATGCACCCGAAGGAACGCTGGCAGACACAACCTGCTGTCCAACAGCAACCAAATTGTTGGGCGCAATTGTGATGACGGCACTTGCATTCGTTGTTGAAATTGATGCCGTAAAAATTACCTCTTGCTCACTCAGTGTTGCGCCAGCGTTGATGGGGTAATGAAACACTTGTGAGAAGTACCCAGCAGTGCGACGAGCGCCCAAAGCCTCACCAGCGTCATACCAGCAGTCTTCTCGCACGTTGTAGATGATGCAATCATTGCACTCTTCTGAGTTGCCAGAGGGAAAGAACCACCAAATTTCGCCAAAGCGTGGAACCTTGTTGACAAAGACCTTTTGCTGTTGCGCGTAGTTCAGGTTGTCAAAAAAGTAGTTCTGGTTAAACGTGTTCTTGATTTCTTTGACCACGCCGTTGTACATCAAGAATCGGTCAACACCAATCCAATAGTAGATGCCGTCATATTCAATGACACACTGGCTGGAGAGAATAGAAGACTGACTGGAGATGATGTCATAGCGCCAGTAGAAGGTTTGGGGGACTGAGGCGACCGTAATCGTGGTTGGGGCGTAGGACACACGAATCAATGAATCAAGCGCCCAGAACAGCCCAGAAGGCGCGTTGGAGCCACCTCGAACTGGTAAGCCCTTGACAATCTTTGTAGAGGACACATTGACCTCGTTGGAGTCTGGCCCGTTCCAATCAAATGGGTCTCCAGCAACACAATTCTTGATGAGGCCATTGTCGCCATACACAAAAACGTAAGGGTGCAAAACGCATACGCCGCCAGCAACTTCAATGACATCGCCTGTTGGGGTTGTGCCAGTAGTGTCCGTAAGCGGAGACAGGACTGTGCCATTGATGTCCCCAGCCAAAACCGGGGTCACCGTCGTCTGGTCAATCTGCTCTAAGTTCCGACCGGGATGCGCCAACAGCAACTGGTTCCCAGAACCCTGAGCGTCAAACGTAGAGTCAAACTGCCACAGGTTCAAATCGCTTTCCGTGAAGCCATCATTGATTGTTGCCACATTGATTGAGAATCCGCTGCCCGTGCCGCCAATGGTTGCGGCGGTTGCGCTCAACGTGTTGCCAACCACATACCCGTTGCCGGGTTTTGTCAGCGTGACTGTGGTCACTACCGTGCCAGCCACCACAATCGTTGCTTTTGCACCAGAACCAGAACCGCCTGTGAGCGTCACATTTGTGTATGTGCCATTGACATAGGTAGTCCCGCCAACCAAGGTGTTGAGCGTCAGAATCAAGCCCGTGAAAGTGAATTCAGTTACGCCAGCACCAATGCCAAGGTTGTTGATGTTGACAACTTCAAGACCGTTGTTGTATCCATTAAAAACGGAGTTGACACCATCAACTGAGTTGACATAAATGCCGCGAGAGTACCCGTTTGCGTTACTGACAATTGCGCGATAACCGCCGACTTTTCTTGGACGACCACGTTGGAAACGAACCCAACGAGAGTCCGTGTAAAAGTTCATGTCAAAGATAGTGCCGTCGCGCTGGACGCCCGGTAGCGTATCAATGGTAAAGACCTTCTTGACCATCAGTACGTCCCGCCAGAAACACCACCTGTGAAGTTACCAGTCCCAACAATTGCCAAACCAGAAGCAGAAACCGTTGAGCGCAACACGCCAAGAATTGCAATGTTGAATTCACCAGAAGCGGCGCGGTAAATACCTGTTGTTGCTTCTGACGCAAAGTTCAACGACGGTGCGCCAACTGTCCCATTTTGCAAACTTATAGTTGACGACCCAGCAAGAATTGTGTTGGCGTTGTACAGGTTCACAGAATCGCAAACCAACGTGGCTTGACTGCCTGCGGTCAAAATAGCAGTGCCGCCAGAACCCGTTGTAATTGTGACGGTGTAAGCACCTGATGTCTCGTTGAGAATGTAGTAAACCTGAACTGTTGATGGAACAACAATTGTGACGTTGCCTGTCAAAGTCCCCGTGTATTTTTGAATCACGTTTGAGGCTTCAGAAGCCGTCAAGGTGTAAGAGCCAGTCGTCACAGCCTTGCTCAACTGAGTAAAAGCAAACTGTGTATTTCGACCCAAGCCAACTGTATAGAACTGTGAACCACTGCAAACAATAATGCAAGAATCTACAGGTTGCAAAACAATTGACGTAGAGCCGTTGACCAAGTTGCCACTGGTTCCAGTGACAGTCAAAGCCCCTGTCCCGCTGTTACGCAAGAACATAAACCAGTTATCGCCAAGCGTCGATGCCAGTGACAGAGTCAGCGTTCCAGCGCCGCCAGTCCACACATAAGTGCTTGAGCGGTCTGTCGTCAACGCCGTGTAGTTAGAAGAAAAAGTTGTGACTGGCTGGCTCTGGTTCAGCGTCTGACCAATTGCCAGCAGGCCGTACCCAGCAAGGGTTGCCGCATCTTGACCAGAGGAGCCAATACCAAAAGCAATGATGCCCCAAACACCTTCCTCAGTGCTGTTGTCGGTAATGTAGATGTACTGGGCCTCGCCTACCAACACGGTCACAATCGTGTTGATTCCCGCATAATCCATGACGGTGAAGTCTTCCCCACCAATATTACGAATCAATGCATCCTGCCCTACCGAAGCCTGATTGGCAGGAGGCATCCACAACTCAGAAACTCCAGTTGTAGTGACCTCCATAATACGAGCGGCGGCATCATCAGTTGTGGTTCCGTTGATGGGCCACTCCAACTGAAGATTTGTGTTCGCTATAGAAATATCGCGATACGAAACGTCTGTTGGTTGAATGACGTTGCCTGTGAAGGGGGAGTTAAATGACGGCATGATTAAGTATCCAAAACGGTTGCTTGGCGGTCGCCAATACGTTGCACGTCCTCTTGCTTCAAGGTCTGGATGATGAGGTCATAGTTCTGTTGCCACATGGGCATCCGCTCGTCGTTCTTAACGTAGGGCATGGCCTGCAACAAAGACCCGTACAGTAAAGCCTGTGGGGCGTAAATGGTGAACCAATTGGTTTGATTGGAAGAATCAAGCGGTTGAAGTCGTTCGTAGTACAACACCTCAAAATCATACGCAACATCAGGCGAGGGAGCGACCAACCAGTGGGTGTAGTCGTAGTCCCCGTAATACTCTGGCGCACCAGTCGTTGTGGCGTTGGGGGTGTACTCACGCAGGTATTCGTACTTGCGAAGCAGCACGGGCTGCTTTTCACCAGCCACAGTGACGTTAAAAGACACCGTCTTGTGCCAGCGGGCGGGCTTGTCAAGGATGGGTTGACCTATCGTCATGGTCGAGGTCTGCACCGTCAGGTTGCCAAGAAACTTGATTTGGCTGGCAATGATTTGCTCTGCCAGCATGATGAACAGAGGAATCTTGTCAATCGTGTCGTCATCAGTACGGTCTAGGTAAGACTGGATGTTTTCGACCAAAGAACTGTAGGTCATTACCGAAGCGGTTGCCATGTTTACCCCACGTTTCGTTCAAAATGCGGACAGTCCACCAGCGATTTAAATGACCCGCCCCAACGATTTTTGGGGTGCAAAGACTCCCAGTAAGCGCCCAGCGGAGCAATGATGCCCTTGTCCCAGATTATCTTCCCATCCTTGAAGAAGTTCAAGTCGATGGCGCACCTCTTGAGGTGGATGGAGTTCATGGTCTTCGACCGACCTGTTTTGAAATAAATGGCTTGCTGCTCTGGTGTCCGGGCCAACTCCCCACCAGTGACCATAAAACCCTGCTCAGTGGCGTGCTGGATGAGTTTGCAGGCATCCAGCAGGAAAGCGGACTGCTCTTGACTGAGGCTCATTTTCGGCTCCTCATGTCCGCCAGCTTCTCGATTGTCCGTCCGCCGAAGTAAGCACCCATGATCAGCATTCCCCACTGCCCTAGCAACTGGACATAGGACTCGTTGGCATTCAGGCCGAATGCAGACATCATGGCAAAGATGAAGTACCCCACGAAGATGGCTACAAGGCTCATAGGGCGAATATTCTTGGACAGCCAAGAGTCACTACCCATGTCTGCTTTCCAGCGGTCTGTGACGTTGTTATCCTCGTTC